ATAGCAAATGGAAGAATGTGCCAAAGTCAATTACCGAACAACTCAGCACACGGTTCACAAATAACATGTACGGCGAAGTCATTAAGATTCTTATGATTACGGCATCCGGTGCGGAGGGTATCAACTTGCGTAATGTGCGTTATGTGCATATTACCGAACCCTACTGGCACCCGGTTCGCACAGAACAGATTATCGGTCGCGCACGTCGTATTTGCAGTCATGTCGACTTACCCGAAGAATTGCGAACCGTCGATGTTTTTCTCTATGTCATGCGTTTTACGGCACGTCAAATGGCGACAGACAATGATGAATCCCTGAATATTCGTATGAATGATAAGAGCAAGACAGACGGGTCGACGCCGATGAGTACTGACCAGTCTCTTTATGAGATATCAAATATCAAAGAGCGGATTACACGCCAGATTTTGACCGCAGTAAAAGAATCGTCGTTTGATTGTATGATCCATGCAAACGCAACTGCAAAAGAACGCCTGCAGTGCTACTCTTTCGGACCAGGATCGAGCGAAGATTCGCTTGCATATCAGCCAAATATTGCAGCGGAAGAAGACGACAAGACAAAGAAACTGAATAAACAGACGAAGACAATGACGTTGCGTAAATTGACAGTGAATGGAAAAGAATATGCGGAAGATCCCGAGACGCATATCATTTATGACTTGGAACTTTACAAAATGGGAAATTTGGTGGAGAGGGGGCGACGCACGGTTATCCCTGCCGATCCACGAACGGGTGCGGGCGAACAATCCCGGTTCGACTTTCTTTAAATTTTTAGTATAAATAATTGCGAACCCTAGTTGTTCATGTTTCATTATTTATACTAATACATTTCTTCGCACTTGGTGGGTAAGTAGTATATTTGTATTAATAATATGTATACTTCATGGTAGGAAAAAGGCGGTCCGGTTTATTCATACACAAAAGAGCATATTCATGGGCTAAAGTTGCACCATCAATTCCACCTGTTACATATACTGTTACGTATAATGGTAATACCAACACGAGCGGTACTATTCCAGTCGATAGTTCTTCACCATATCTAACTGGTTCAACTGTTACTGTTTTAGGAAATTCAGGAACGTTAGCAAAAACGGGAAATACATTTGCTGGATGGAACACGGCTGCCAACGGTTCTGGAACATCTTATGGACAAGGAGACACATTTACGATTGGCGCAAATATAATACTTTATGCACGATGGACTCTCAATCCACCATCTGCACCAACCGGACTGTCTAGTGTAGCCGGAAATCGTGCTGCTTATATTTTGTTCACACAAAGCGGAACGGTTACAAACTACGAATATTCGACCGATGATGGAGCAACCTATTTGGCATTTAACCCCCCACAAATTTATAGTCCAGTTGAAATCAACATGCTATCATCGGATGGAACAACTCTTTTGACAAATTCGACGACGTACACAGTCAAGTTGAAAGCCGTGAACTCGGGCGGGACAAGTAGTGAATCTGCTTCTGTTACAGTGACACCCACCATAACAAGTTTGACGACTAGCGGACGTATAATATACTTGGATGCAAACAACTCGAGTTCCTATTCTGGAAGCGGAACGACCTGGACAAACCTTGATTCGGCTGGAAGCTACAGCGCAACCCTGAATGGTACACCGACATTCAATTCGACAAATGCCGGCAATAAATATATAGAGTTCAATCCAGGATCAGCTACTGGCCAATATGCTCAAATCAATCAAGATGCCGCGATTAACCCCGTAGTAAACCAACCCTTCACGATTCAAATGTGGGTTAGAATCAATAATGTAGGTTCACAGGGTTCACTCGTTAGTAAGGTTTTTGGGGCACCGTCTTATGATGGTTATGCATTCGGTTATAGAACAGATAATACATTACAGTTACACGAAAACGGTTCGTCACAAGTTAATTATTTCAATTCCGTTAGTGGAGTTGTAAGCAATGGATGGAGACTCTATACTGCGAATATTCAATTTGGAAATGGAGGCGGAAGAACAAATAAGATTTTTGTAAATGGTCGTGAGGTTGCGTCTGCAACAAGCAACGAAGGAAGTGTTCCTTCACCAACGCAAAATCTTACATTCCCAACAGGATTTTATGGTGAGGGTAAATGCGATATCGGTCAACTTTATTATTACAACACCGAGTTAACTGTCACGCAAATCATACAAAATTACGACGCATCAAAACCAAGATACATATAACTTATGTAATACTACAGTTAAATACATCATTATTCCATCGGTTTTCTCTTTAGTTTCAGAAAGATTGGATTTTCCGTATCTTCCTGAAATGTGACTTTACGTCCATTGTTCGACGGTGTACTATCTGATAATAATGTTCCTGGTATGTTGTGTGGGGTAGGTGTATCCAGATCGTTTGTGCTATATGCCATGAGTTGCGATGACGGTTGCGATGATTGAAGTGAATGTGATGGGTTCGCAGCCTTCATTCTCTCGGTGATTTCATCCAGATCGCGTTGTCTTGCCGCAATTCTCTCGGCAATGATCTTTTCCATATCATCGCTGTTATTTGCGAGTGGACTATCAGTATCATCACCACGCTTGTTATCGTTCGCGTCCATACCCTCCCCACGTTTCTTATCTCTCGAAACATCCGAAAAATCGATTTCTTTTGGGCGCGGAACCTCTAAGAATGCGCGCATCTCCGCCTCTTTCTCTCGCAATTTCGTTTCGATTTCTTGGCGCTTTCTGGAATGAAAATCCTCCGCATTATAAATCTCTTGGACGTGGGCATTCTGCGGCGGATGAGTGGTGTTTGATGCCATTGGAAAAATCGCATGGCCGGTGGCAGTGCCATAACCACCGGATTTACTCATACTCATTTCCTTCGCAAGTTTTGGAATGTTGATTACGAGAGATTTTATCGCAATCTTATTGAGTTCTTTCAATGAAAAAGAAGCCATACGAATACGCTCGATCTCCTGTTTGATCTGTTTTGCAGTTTCGAAGTCTTCGGATTTTACAGCAAGTAGTTTTCGTTCTTCTAATTTCTCTAGTCTCGCGACGGGAGTGTCCATTTCAAGGATCATCGCATGTATCTTTTTTGCAGCGTCATAATCTTCATCTGCGATAGCCTGTTGTTTTGCGCGATAAAGTTCTTTCAACTTCTCTGCGTGAATTGCGGGAATGTTTGTCGAGAGATTTTTGAGGATCTTTTCGAAAACGTGTTTTACTTCTTCGGGCGTTACGTTATTGGGAATTCCGTCGAATATCCCTTCTTCTGCTAATATTTCCCAGAGAAGCTTTTTGTTTTCTTGAGAGATGAGATATGACATCGAATGATATAAATTATATACACATACTTCAATGGGTTTATATAATTTATGGTATTTTTCTAAAACTCCACATTGGGTGTCGGGACCTTCTCATCCACATTGAAGAACTTGCGCCGGAATCGTTGCATGTATTTATCCGTGAGCTTCTTCTTCTTATCCAAGAAATCATGAACCGTCATTTTTCCAAGGAGCATGTGAATAATCATGAAAATACAATACACTCCGCATTCTGAGTCGTTTTTCTGATGATGGACATCATTAATGTATTCTTTGAATGGGATTCCGTTTGCCTCTCCTTGTTCACGCACTCGTTTCATCAACGCGCGAATTCGATTTTGCGGACGATCGCCAGTACTGTCAAAAAAGAAGATAACGCGCGCGCGTACATCAATAAACATGGATACCCAATGTTCACCCGGTTTATCATGTGGATCAGTATTAAACACAATACCAATTTTGGGTTTTCCATTTTTCACGTGCTTCATGATATCAAAATTACATAACTCGTCCCATACACATTCTCCGTCGTCCAACACTTCGTCAAAATCCACTGGCGATGGACCAATGAAGAGAAATGATGGCACTGCATGTTCGTATTGTTTGAGTGCATTCGCAATATCGATACTCGATAACCACTCATGAATATCCTTCTTCCATTCTTTCGGCGCTTGCGGCGCAAATGTATAATGAAGCATCTCCTTATCCATACCGGATGAAGCAAAACTCTGGCGTAACCAACAGGCCTCCTGGTGACAAACACGGTTCATATTGTTTTTAAGAGCAGTCCATATTGCACGTGGATCCGTATCAACGATTTTATGGTCGGGGTGGCGTTTATTCCAAAGTGTTTTCAGTTTTTCGAGAGATTTCGATGAATAACATGAAAAGTCCTTGGTCTCATTGACGTTGGGATCAGTTTCATCTCTCGGCGCGCAACTTACCGATTTAAATTTATCTTTACGTTCTTCCTCAATGTTATCTTCACTTGTCATTTGTGGTGAGTTTCACAAATAATGAAATACTAAACTTATACTAATATGTCATAAAAAATTGAATGGTTTATATGATATTTGTTCTACTTTATCATCGTTCATCATTATTGTTGATATACGAAATGGTTCTTACTCGTTCTCGTGCTCGTGCTCGTGCTGACGCGAATAATAGTGGTTCTCATAGCAGCACTACTAGTAGCAAAAATGTAAAAATACTCACTTCTTCATTTCGCGAGGCGAGTGTGAAATCATACAAAATATATAATGGTAGTAACTTGAAATCTACACGTTCATCTTCTCCGAATAAAGAATTATTCGAAGCACATGTTGCCGAAGCAGCACAAGTGCTTACTGAAATGAAAACTACGAACAAATACTCTTGCATGAATCCGATGCACCCAGTCACGAAATATATGTACCGCATGCAGGTTTTCAACAGCAGTCGCACTCGTCATTACAATACTGCATTCATCGGTTACAATAACAAAACAAGAATGTATTATATTCATACCATCATTTCAAATTGTTATCCTGAGACAAATGATGACACTACTACCTTGACTAATGAATTACCGCTTCCAGTGAATACGCTTCAAACAAAGTATTCATCTTATACAATTGAGTCCATCGAAAACTACGTTATGACTATACTGGTCCCTTCGAGGGAATATGATTACTACATCCAAGATGATATCATTGGAATCCTCACCACCGACAATGAGTTCTGCAACGCCATTTTTGGAGAGGATTCATCATACTACGACGTTGAGGGGTTGTTGCATGATGAATCTTCAAATGAAACTATCAACGGGTTCAAGTCGTTTTTGCTCATTCCTTCACGGAATTACTGGTTTGATCCTTTTGCGGTAGAGACACGCTCTTCAGCATATTCTGGATTAATAATTTATTCGATTCTCAACATATTATGTCAGTCCCAATAAATGAGAATCGACTATGCTGATGAACGCTTATTAATTTCATTCTGATAATCACGGATTTTCGGTAGTCTTGCATTTATCTCTTCATCACTATTTCCAGGAATATGTTTCATGACGATAAAGTCATCCATTGTTTTTTTTCTTATACACATTTTATTTGCAAAGGACATAATTTGTCCAGTTATTATGCTTTCGGGCGCGGTCGCAGGTCCGGATTCAACTTTTGATTCATTCGGTTCATCTTTCATTTGCAATATTAATGGCGTTTCTATTATTTTACGTTGTAATTCTTGTCGTGCATTAGTTATATCTTCTCTCACTTCACTACGATTATCATTTCCTACCATTTCAGTAATATCGCACCATTTCAAATATTCAATACAACATTTCAAGTAACCTTCATGTTCACGGTTGATATCTTCATTTTCACACCGTTCATCAAATAAGTCACGCGTCATCGCCAAAATACGGGATTTATAATATGACTTTTCTTTGTTAAATGTTTCAATAACGCTATCGCTGGTGTTTGCAACTATCTTTTTGTATTTATCATATCGGTTACGATTTGACATTACTGAAAGCGTTAGTTGGTTCAATTCATTCCATTCGGAATCATGCATTCGACCTGACTCGGTGTTGACGTCGGTTGACTCTGCTGCTGATTCGGATATTGTTCCATTTGGCGTTTCTTGTTTGTTTTCAGCCATTTCACTGCACTATGATATGTAATAATAGAACAATAACTCGGCATATATTGTTCTATTTCAAGCATTGTTTTTATATTTTCTTGCGATTAGCGTCGCATGGTTAAATGTTCACGTGCATTGGATGAAGCAGTTGCGCGTGGTATATATTTTGGAAACTTATTCTGTTTCTCATTATTTTCTTGCTTTGTCTCAGACCTCCCAGAAAATCCTTCCTCAATATGAGATAAATGCACCTTTTGCTGCTTTTCTTTTTCTTTCTTTTTTAACTGCTCAACCGGAACATGTTTTGTTACTTGTTCAATAGTAGGTCCACCTTCTCCGGTACAAAAACCGTCGTATGTACAATTGAGCGTTCGAAGTTGAAATCGTGTAGAGTTATCAAACGTAAGTTTGCCTAAATTATTGGGATTCGGGTTCATCGGTGCAAAGTTTGTTGCTCCATTATCAAACAAATATGGGTTCGGTTGTTCAACCTCTCGAGCATCGATTTCGACTTGATACAAGTTGCTTGCTGAACTCGGAACATAAACAGCACGATCGTTGCGCTGAAGTGCGAAGAACTGATTTCGAAGTGATGATTCAACATTCACGCGTTCTGCCCACCCACGCCAAGGCGCCTTTCCATTTCCGGGATTAAATACTGTCTCAGTGGTGAAATGCTGGTACGGTGGAATTTCTACAGTTGGCACTGGGCGTGACTCAACAATCGGCATCATTGCGTATTTGGATGAAAGAGGGCGAACATTATACGCCGGAGCAAGTGCAGTCGATGGAATATTCCGTGAAGAAATACGTTCATTGATTTCACCAAGTCGGTCATGATGATTTGTGTATGCACCATTTACAACACCATACATTTCCATATTTATTATCGCGGTACGTTTACTTACTTTATAATATGAAAATATAATATGAAAATATATTGTGTAGAACGAGTAAATAAATTGAAATATTTTTACTTGTATGTTTGGTATTCAGCGTTCTATCCGTTCTACAATGTTGTTCTCTGGTTTTGCTTCGAAATTGTCAAAATATCCTATCAACGGAACTACCGAGTTTGTTCGGCCAACCCGGTCATTCGACCACAAAGGAAACAAAAAGATAAGTTGGATATGTGGAGGTGTTCCGTCAATCGTCGTGAAGAATCAACCGGAATGCGTAACAATTAAACCATTCGATTCGGATGTTGAGTTCGAGATTCCTCGTGCGACGTTCAATGACACATTTGTTCCATGCGCGCGAGATGAGACCAGCGTCTACAGTGATGTATACCCTGGTGGAAAGGTCCCGTTCTCTGAATTCAATGTTCCCAAAATCAATCTCAAAAATTTACTTGACACGTTTAAAACAAACACGTCTCTCTGCACTATCATTGAAAAATGCAAACAAGACGCATACGTCTCAAAAGGAAACACAAAATGCATCAAAATCGGCGCTCTTCATCAACTCGAAGCAGATGCGGCGGCGGCTGCTGTGACTGGTGGTGCTTCTGTTGATGCTGGTGGTGGCAGCAGCGGAATCACCGGATCATTGCTCACGCGAACTGGTGACCCCTATTTCAACCGTCGTTCGCGCCACAGTCCTCCCGTTCCAAAATCAATGACGCGGGCTGAATACGAAGCTTGTCCATCATTTCCCCGCCCGATTGGAGTCAGGGAAGCCGACTTTGCATGGCCGACCGAACAAAATGAGATCTTGATTTCGCTCATCAAGCAAATCTTTGCTTGTGAAGGCGCACCTGAATTGCCGATAGAAATTCAACAACAATTGGGAATTGAAGTCGGGTCCATCGTCGCGAACAGTCACAAATGCTTATGGTGCGGTGAAACAGTAAGTGTTCAAGAACTCAATCAGTCCTACTGCGCAGAGGAACACAGCGTCAACTTCTGCCATCGTGAACCAGAGACGGGCACAAAAACCGGTAATGTTTACATCGGTCACTGCTCTTGTAACAGAGAGCAGGGTGGTCACTCCGAAGAAGAGCGAATCGAGCAAATTTTGCGACTTCTTCGCGCCAATCCTGCTCATCAAAAAAAATACGCTAGGCAGTTTCAAGAAGTTTTAACTACAAGTTAAACAAATATCTTACACATTTTCGGTTAAATTTACAGTCGCAAAGCAGTTAATGCGGTCAGTGCTTCGACCATTTTTTTTGTCAGCTCAACATCAACACGAGTATCCATGAGAATATCACCAATATCACTGTCACTTAATGACGCCATAATGCTTCCTGTTAAGTATGCGTTATGTTGAATAATGAAGTCTTTTTTGGTAATATTCGCGAATAATATATACAGTGCACTCATATTTTTCGGTCGGATTACAGATACACCATTGGTGGAAATATAATTTGGCGAATCATCAAGAATTACACAGTAAGACACATTTCCTTCTAATTTGCTTACTAAGATGTCGTACTTTTGAAGTGAATACTTGGCGCGTGATGGTAATTCCCATCCGTACATCTCTTTACTCCCATACAATGGTGTCGAAATTTCGCCAATGTCGATATACTTATATTTTTTGTTCTTCTCGATTTTTGTTGGTTTCAGAATAAGTTTTGCAAGTTCGGAAATTGGGACACAACCTGGAGATGACTTTAATTGTAATATCAGTGTTCGATAGTTGCGACTATAACGTTTAACGTCTAGGATCAGATTTTGTAAGGATGACGATAATACTGAATCGTATGCGTCGTGGATTGCTGTTGCTGGTGAATCGAAGGTATCTGCATGAACTAAATTTGATATTTGATGTTCGCAAGCAAACTTGGCAAGTTGATTCGCACAATCAGTCAGTTCATTTTCCATCACAGGTTGCCCATCTTTCATATAAAGTTCGCCCGTTTCACGAACAATCTTGTATTTGATTGGCGTGTCTGCTTTCGATAACTCGTACCCGATATGATTCAGTGCAGATATGAAAATAGGGTAGGCGTGACCTGCTGCGTCGTGATGGGATTTCTTCTGAATCACCAATATATAGGTGTTTACACCTGTCCCACTACGTTTGAATGATTGCTTTGGTAATTCAATTGACGCAATCACGCGATGTCTCAGGAGTAACCCGCGAAGGTCCATACACGGTTTCGTCGAATTTCCAACATACCCCGCAGGAACAATCGCAAACATGATACCATCCGGCTTTAATAGCTTGAGACCTAATTCTAAAAATAGAATACCGATTTCTTGTTTTTTTCTTCCAGCACCCAACTCGTAGTGCTGTAGGATGGAGTCATCTGTGACAACTGTGCTTGAACCAAACGGCGGGTTCATCGTTACATAATCAAATGTGCTCATGTCGGTTTGGGTATGTAGTAACGAATTCTTGCACCTGATGTGATAATTAGAATTCATATTCAACTCATAATTGAACCTGCAAAGTTCTAACGCGTGCTCGTCAATGTCCCATATATGAGTAGTTCCGCGGTAATGAACAAGTAGATCACCAGTTCCTCCTGCTGGATCTACAGCAGTTTTTCCGGCGATCATCATTTCAGTTATGAATTCTGAAATCGTTAGTGGTGTATAAAACTGGTCAAGTTTGTATCGCGTGAGCTTGCTTCCAAAAAGCATGAAGATTTCCTGTGATATCTCCTTGTTTGTGAAATCAATCTCGTTTATAGCGTCCATGATATCAGTGAACCGCGCATCGACGACGTTTGCGGATGTCGTTGTTGTTCCACCGCCAGAATGCTTTTTCCGTGTTTCAAATAATGAAGTCAAAATACCTATTCGATCTTCTTGCTTGATTCCCTTGTTGTGCAGAAGCTGGTTGATGTGATGAATGTGTTTGCTATTTGAAGTATCTACCATGATATGGATATATGTGTGTTAGGTATGTATCGGTGATTACTGTAACAAATACTGTATCTAGGCTATTTATATCAATTTTATTATAAAAAGTAATACAACGCCGTTGTACGAGTAAATGGTTTAAACAGTATGTCTTGATTAAATATAACTCTACAATTCGTGTCTCGGAAACATGTGCGGTATTTTCTATTTTCAAACAGTCGGACCGTTATCATTGACTCAACTTAGAACATTGCAAGGAAACTCGATTACAACGTCGCATCGTGGACCAGATAAATCGGTATTTGTAAAGGATATGACTCGCGCGTGGGGGTTTCATCGTTTATCTATAAATGGTATGGACCCTGCAGCAGACCAACCTTTCCATCTTAAAAACTGCCGGTTGATGTGTAATGGCGAAATCTACAACTATCGTAATTTGATTGAAGAGTTTTCACTACAAAGCGAATACATTAGTGGTTCTGATTGTGAGATTATTATTCATTTGTATCGTAAAATCGGTATAATCGAAACCATTCGTCGGTTAGATGGAGTCTTTGGGTTTGTGTTGCACGACTACGAAACTAGTGTCACGTATGTTGCAAGAGATCCGGTCGGTGTACGTGCACTTTATATTGGCGTTGTTCGACATGATGGAATATTTGGTAGCGAACATTCAGACCTTACATGCGTATCAATAAACCCTGACCATTATGGTTTTTGCGTTACAAGTGAACTGAAATCAATCCATAATATTTGCGAAACGATTATTCAATTTCCGGCTGGATGTTATATGGAATATAATGGGACCGGAACCTCCGATGAGGGTTCGGCAGTATTTCGAACCTACTATGATTACGCTTATATAAATTATAAATCTGGTAAGGATAGTATCAAAAAAACAAATGGGCTTTCAGTGTTTGAATCACAACTTAAAGAAATTCAGGTGAATTATTCCTACGATGTTATTGATATGTATGGAAAGGACGATACAGTATTTGAAGATGAAATATGCACGAACATCCGCACATTATTCACGAAGGCGGTTGTGAAACGTTTGATGAGCGAGCGACCGGTTGGATGCTTGTTATCCGGCGGACTTGATAGTTCACTTGTCACGGCAATTGTGTCGAGAGAATTGAAACGAACGTCACCAGATACTGTCTTGAATACGTATAGCATTGGACTTGACGGTTCGGTTGATTTGATGTGGGCAAGACGTGTCGCTGAACATTTGGGAACGTGTCATCATGAAGTATCACTTAGCGAGAATGACTTCTTGAATGCAATCTATGATACAATTTACCAGACAGAAAGTTACTGTACTACGACCATCCGCGCATCAGTAGGGAATTATCTTATAAGTAAATATATCCAACAACAAACCAACGATGTTGTCATTTATTGTGGGGATATGTCAGATGAGATCTTTGGTTCTTATCGTGGATTCATGAAAGCACCAAGTGATGCCGATTTTCACCGTGAAAATGAGCGAATGATTCGCGATGTGCGTTTTTTTGATTTACTGCGGTCCGATAAGAGCATCAGTGGCGCTGGTTTGGAGGCGCGCGTTCCGTTTGCCGATAAAGAGTTTCTTACCTATGTCATGCGTATTCCGCCTCGTTTCAAGCGTTTCACAGACGAAAAAATGGAAAAATACTTGCTTCGAAAAGCATTTCAAAATGAAGGGTTGTTGCCGGATAGTGTATTGTGGCGTAGAAAGGAGGCGTTTAGTGATGGTGTAAGTTCTGCAGATGGCGGGAAGACTTGGGTACAAATGATAAAAGAACATTCCGAATTTATGGTTTCTGATAATGAGTTCAATAATAAAAATAACTATATGTATTCAGTTCATAATCCTCCATATGACAAGGAGAGTTTTTATTATCGTCGAGTATTCGAATGCATTTATGAAGGACGCGGAGATACAATCCCGTATTATTGGCGGCATCCATTTTGCGAAGGAGTATTAGACCCTAGTGCACGTTTATTGTCATTTTATGTATCATCAGATATGCCTACGTAATCTATACTACATTTTTATTACAACAACTCTTATAAATTTTAATATGACAATAATGTAGATGATTTATATTGAAATGAATGTAATTATAGATACAATAGAAAACACTGTAGTTTCTTTTTTATATACAGTTCGTGAATGGTTGACCCCATTTTTCAATAAATATACATCATATTTGAAATACACTGACTATATTATATATGGAACATACACAATATTATTATTAGGATTTTACAATACTTTACCTGACTATATTCCTATACTACGAAATATTTTATTATATTTGGCTGTAACAATATTAATATTACGATTCAATACGATATCATGGAATAATCCAAAATTTGCAATACTTGGTGGAAGTAAATTTAGTGAAGTTGATAGACGTCTCATTATGAACATGTGTTTTTTCATTATAATTACTCATGTTGTATCTGAAAAAGTTATGCAGTATACAAAGCAACAAATTTCTTATAATATCACACGTCCAGTTAGGAAAGTTACTAGTAAGGTAGTAAACCCAATCCAGAAATACATTGGGTATGACGCTGATGTGAATGGTATGTAGGATTCAATGAAAAAAATTGAAATGTTTTTATCATTGAATAAAATAAGTATCGATAACGAAGTAGATATTGAATTACAATGTCAATTGGAGAAGAACATGCAAAAAATGCTGTACAGAAAGAATTAGATATACTTATGTCTATTCTTGAAGACAACCAAAATAAAATTTCAGAAGGTGAGTATTTGCGCGGAATGAATGCGCTTGGTTCAATGTATAAAAGCACACAAAAAATACTCACAAGACCGCGTATGTTCGGCAGAGTGCATTTCGATATGAACTCTTGGACGACGCTTGATGAAATCATGGAAGACGACGAAGAACTTTACGATGAGATCATGGAAGTCGCAGATGACATCGTGGTCGAGCTTTGTGGTGATGAGTCCAGTATCTACACGAATGACGAAACCAATCTGGTTCATCGCGGCGAAGAACAAGAAATATTTCAGTTGCTCGTGAATTACAAACCAGAGCCAGGAAATGCCGGTTACGAAACGAGTCCGATGGTGCTTCATCACGCGATTCAAGTCATCATGCAACGCTTGTTCAACGACACATACCATGAACTGGAAGTGGTGCGCCCGGTGAGTTGTCAGTGCGGCTGGAGAGGCGTCCAAGGAAATTGGGATCGGCATGTTTCCAATGCGCGCCATCAAAGATGGGTCAATATGTCACGTCAACGAACTTTTGAGAATTCATTGGCTAGTGTTCGAGAGAATATCATCGCACGTCGCGAAGAAGGTATTGTTTACATTCATGAAATACATGAAACACCTGAAGTGAAGATTGCGATAGAAGAAGTCGTGGCTGCTGCTGAAGCTGCCGGTGAACGCGTCATCTTTATCGACGCATCAGGTCAACTGTCTTGGTTTGCTTGAATCTATATTATGCTTATGTTTATCGCTTTCGCATTGTTGTATTCTTCATATTCTTCACTGCAGTATTCTTATCAACATAAAAAATGTGTCCGTTGTGGTTAGAGTTCGCATTCCGCGTGCTTATTATATTTTTTTTCGATGTTTTTCGGATTTTATTTTTGGATGATGACGATATGCGAAGCGACTGTGAATTTTGTGGAGGGCCTTCTTTAAAAAACTGCTGTAGATGATAAAGAATATACTTACTAATAATTTCGTCAATCTCGCGAGGATTCACTTTTTGATGAGCAGTCTTTTCATCATACTGTGATATTTCTACATAACGCATAAGAACATTGTATAATTCAATCGATATAATCTGTTTTTTAGCAGTATCAGATGTTCCAGTTATAACAGATGGAATATTAAATTTATCAAACACATCACGGTATAATGCACTGTTCAAAAATCGAACAACAAATATTTCAAACGGTATAAATGAATGATATGGTTGTAATTTAATATAATACACACGTTCATCAATCATTTTAGGATGTTGTAGGTCGTCCAAGAAACATATTTCAATCTCTGATGGAAGACGCGAACATCGTATCAATTCTTTCACTGTTTTTTCACTTGTTGTTCGTTCAGGATATCCAGTTGTGCGTGTTATACGTTCTTTTTTATTTGGATTGAACCCACCTATGGTATGATCAAACAATGGTGGAATGATTGCAAGACCGTTCTCATATTTTGCGCCACTGTTAGTAAGTTGCACCGAATCACGTAATTTACTCTCGAAGTATTGACGAATATGTGCTACCCATTTTTCCGGGCCCATATTGTTTGTGTATATCATTACTTTACTACAAACACCAGAATTCTTCTTCTTGCGTATATACTCTAATATACGTACCATATTCGGTCGTATAATCTCTGGATATAAATCAACTAAATCATTGAAGTATTTGTAGATAATACCAGGTCGATTGAAATAATTTTCTAATGCATTACCAAATAAAGAGAATTGAATAAAATTGCCAAGCGTTTCATCTACATCAAAGACAACTACTTTATGTCTCATTATTTATGTAACTATATTATAATACTATAATAATAGATACGAATGAAAGAATCGTTCACATATACGGACAATGATATTGATGAGGATATGAAACTAACAAACAGCGACTATAAACAAATTCTTCATCACTATCAACATGACAATATCAAATTAATAAATGACAAGTCAGTTAAAAATCTAGCGCATCGAATTCTTGCTCAAAAACTGTGTAGGTGTATTAAATCAAGCAAGTCGAACCGAAATCTAGATGAAAGTCGACGTATCGCATATTGCACTCGTTCTATTTTCAACTCGAAAGGACTGCGTTCTCACGGTTTTCGATGCAAAACCAAAACCGGCAAGTTACGTCCAAAAATTACACGCGACGTGACCAAGATGACACGGCGCTTGAAAATAGACAAATAATATTTTTTTACTCATCATTCTCAACATATTCTACTGCACGTAATATTAAGAGTTCTTCTTGACTCAAACGTTGAAATACCACGTTCAATTCGAACTTGATATTGAATACGAATCTCTTTATATTTCGAATCGTCACAACATGCACGCCTTCTTCTTGATTTTCACGAACGCGGAATAATGTTCCACCTAATGTTATGTATGGACGTGTTTCGAGAGAACGAAGCGGTATCCATCGAATCAGTTGATTATGTTTGAGTTCATATGGGTTTTCAATCACTCGATACATACTCAATTTACGCTCAAACTCCTCCATTTTTTCCATTGTCAAATTTAACGACGAGAGAATCTCGTGTCTGCGCGCAGTTATCTTTTTCATCGTCATATTCGCTATCGTGTTATTCTCTGTCTTATTCATCGCAGATAATATCGCATTGACATCAAGCGGAAATGTAGGTTCATCAATAACCGATTGCAGCAGATCCTCATCCGAATCAACTGCATAATCGGAGTCTTTCACTGTTGGATGTATACGGTGATTTGTTGCAAGAGGTGAATTATCTGATTCAATATCACTTTCACTACTATCGTTAATATCTTCGTTTGTTAAAGTCGTTTCACTTTCGTTACTATCACTTTCGTTACTATCACTTTCGTATTCGTCCTGATTCTTCTGTAATAATGCGCTAATATTCAATTCTTCGTCGTTATCGTACATGCTTTTTTTATTAGACCTCGAACGTGAACGTGAACGTGAACGAGACCGACTACCGCGTCCAATACATGGCCGCATATACTCCAAATCAACAATTACTGTTTTTTTCATAATGACAGTATATAGATATAGTATAATCTGTTTATTATACATATGAACGCAATTATGCAAGATAATACATCAACAATAATGAATCTTACTCCAAAATTATCTACTTCGATGAGGCCAATGATTGGAGCACACATCGCTCGTAATACGCAACCACCAACCCAATATCTAGGTAAAGGACGTGGTTATTCAACGTATTACCCTATGATATTTTAATCCTGTATAAATGAGACTGACCTATCTGTTTTTTAATGATTTTAGGCAACTCCTTACTGAAAATTAAAGCAAATATAGCATTATCTTATAGTTTTTTGAAAAGTCAGTGTGGCGGGATGATGCACGTGATCGGCAGAAAAATGGCAAAAACTTATATTTTCAAAATCACCTTACCACAATCCCGCAGTTTTTAAATCATATTTTACGATTTTTGTAAAATATGCTCTCGTCAGGTTAAATGTGCAAAAAACGTGTTTTAAAAGTAAAATGGGCAAACCCGGATTTGGACATTTTTGAAAAAAGACCATTTTACCCCAATTCAATTTAGCGGGATATATAGTCGTCGAGGTTTTGGTGATGTGACTGATTATCGTGTAAATGTTGCCATTATCTCTAAAGTGTCAAAATGCACTTTGCTACAAATTAATACAAAATTGGGGTAAAATCAAACAAAATCAAACAAAAAATGTGACGATAATGTTCGATTTTTCATGTGATAATGGCAACATTTAGACCAACTGATGGTGCGATTGTTGCCTTACCCCTGGGGTAAAATGAATTACCGGTCACAAATACGTAAAAATGTATTAGAGATAAAATATAGACTGTATATAAAGCGAATATAGACAGACAATCCACAAAAATATACACAAAAATTGGGGTAAAATTGCTACAAATTGGGGTAAAATTGCTACAAATTGGGGTAAAATTGCTACAAATTGGGGTAAAATTGCTACAAATTGGGGTAAAATTGCTACAAATTGGGGTAAAATTGCTACAAATTGGGGTAAAATAATACAAGACTGAAAGTACAAAAAATGCCGAGAAAGTATGTTGATTACTCGAAAACATATGTCTATTTATTAACTTGTAAAAATCCATCGATTTCAGACAGATATATTTCTTACACAACCAACTTAACACAACGAAAGTATAAACATAAGCGAGAGACTTTGGATCTTTCTATACAAACCAAATTATATCATTGCATTCGGAAGAATGGCGGTTGGACAAATTGGAAGTGTACCATTCTGGAGGAATGCGATTGTAACAATGAATTTCAGGCGAAGGAACGCGCAAATTTCCATATTTTGAAAATGAAACCAAATTTGAACGATGAAAAAATGGCTGAAAAGTCAATTTCCGAAATTCCAACCATTCCTGATTTTAAACCAAATATTTTTGGCGATAAAGTGGCCGTAGTGGTTGCGCCACTTAGTTTTGAACCGGAGATTTTTGGCGGTGAAGCAAATGAAACAAATTCTGCGAACACGCCAGCTACGAATGATGGAAAATACATATGTTTTTGTAAAAAGTCGTATTCACACCGTTCTAGTTATTATAAACACACGTCTACGTGTCTGCAATATCAGCATAACCAATCTATGAATAAACTGGTAAACGCAAACCATCATCATTCAACCGATTCTGTCGTATCTGTATCTATCATTTCAACTACTACAACGACGACAACTACAAGAACTACGACTACGTCGTCATCTGCTAGCAAGTTAGAGATTGAACAACCTGAATCCCGAGAGAATGACAACGAAGTAAATACCGATGATGACAATCGAATCGTACGTTATCGTTTCAAATCTAAAAAAAAGGCGGAAGAAACGAATTGTGGAAGTTCTGGCATTTTTCATTATTCAAGCGCTCCAGAAGTTTCAACAATCCCTGTTCGAGAGATTGGCGTACATGTATCGGAAAAATATAAAGATAGTAGTGATATTGATGACACTACGTCAATAGTTGATGATGGTTCTTCACTCGCTTCATCGTCTTCGTCGTCCACTTCTCTCGATGATGTTGATAATGCATCATCGGTTACTGGTGTATCAGATGCTGCATCATCTGCCGTATCTGAACTTCTAACAGAACAGAACGAGAAACTCAAGGATTATATTCGGAAAATGATTTCGGCACTTACTACCAGCAAGAAACGAAACAAAAAGTCTCTCATTAATTCTCTCGTATTCGAGTTATTAGACCAGAATAAAACCTTGCAAAAGCAGATTGTCGAACTTAGCAAAGAACGCAATATTATCGTCAATAATACGAATAACAACCAATTTAATTTGAACTTTTTCTTGAATGAACAGTGTAAAGACGCGGTGAATCTCTCGGATTTCGTCAATTCTCTCGAAATCACAATGGATGATTTAACATACACGCGCAATCAAGGATTAGTTGAAGGCATTAGTAAAGTCATGATTGATGGTTTGAAGCAAATGGACTTGTATAAACGCCCGATACATTGTACCGATCAGAAACGCGATACGATTTATGTCCGCGATAACCACCAGTGGGCGAAAGATGAAGGAAATGCGCGAATGCGTCAGGCGTTCGTAGATATTGCAAACAAGGAATATTTTGCCATAAAGAAATGGATGGATTTACATCCTGGATGGGAGACGAATAGTAGGTTGCAAGATTTCCACCATAAGATGATGAAGAATGTTCTTCATGAAATCAAAGATGATCCAGTTGGAGAACGTAAGATTATGAAAAGCATTGAACGAGAGATTTTCATTGAGAAGTAATACCAGTGTGTGTCCGAAAATATTATCAAGTTATAATATAAACGAATGAAAACTACACGAAATCGAAAAGTGAAACGTGGTAAAACACGAAGAACTTGTAAGAAAACGCGAACGGTATATCGGGGGGGATTAAAGTGGTGGCCGTGGCCCTTCAGAGATAGAAGAGTTGTTCCGGAACAAAGTAATAATCAACAAGTAGAAAATGTATCATTGACTGAGACACAAGTAGAATATTTCTTAACGAGTAATAATTACAATAAAACGCTTGAGGTTTTTTCTTTAGAAAGAAATAAATCGAACGGCAAACAAATATACGTGTGTTTTACCCCATGTAATGAACAACCACAAACAAAGGACGTGGTCCAATCGTCGGCACAACCTTCGACGGTTGCAAATGTTGTATCGAGTATTACCCCCAATAAAGAGAACAAAACCAAAAATGGTTGGTATATAGAGAACGGCGCACCGGACCGGGATATTCCTAATCCTTTACTTTTAAAGAATGATAACTTAAAAGATGAAGATGATGGTGTTGGATATATAAGTAACTATTCTAATCATCTCTATTCTAGTTATGTGCGTGTAATACACCAGTTACCGAATCCCTTATATACATATTCTACTTCTATTGACGGTAAAAGTCATAAATTCTTATTAAAGTCTATTAATCATACTCGGTTGGCATGGGTTGAAGATGGTAATCCACAACAAAAAATAGGATATGATACAACAAATTCATTAACTATTACTTACAACGGAAGTATATATCAACTTACGGTAGAAAAAGGTATATAAACACTATTTATCTATACTCATATGTTCTATTTCGTATGAGTATAGATTGTCAGACTATACAACAATCAATGTGCCGAGACATAAGATGCAAACTCTAAAACTTTGACCCGATGACTTCATTCGCAGCCATCGGTTCAAATGACATCATTCCACCGGGCATACCAGCGCCGACATTCTGCGCATATGTGCTATTGAAGTGTTGTGTTTGTTGAGACGCTTGTGACAGTCCATAATCTGCTGTACCAGTATTACGATTGGATGTTAAAACCGGATTGGGAGGGGCCATTCCACCACCGACCATTCCACCGGGAACGCCGCCAGCGTAAGGTTGCGACAATGGTTGCGTGATGCGAACTGCGCCGCCGCCACTTGCTCCATGTGCACCTTTGGTAGCAACGCCTCCAGCAGCAGCATTATAACTCGTTTCTCCTCCAACAAGCTCGATGACACGTTCAACGAGAATCTGGACCTTCTCGCCCAATTTCGTCTTAATACTCAAGAGAATCATCAATATTCCTAAAATGGTAGTCGTGAAGTTGAACTCACTGTATCTGTATCCGGAATAGGTCGGAATATAGGTAATCACGCGATGGATAAAGTAAATAAAAACGAACATAAAGAGAATTTGACCAATGATTTCAACTAAAATCATAAGAGTTGCCTTATGATCATCCGGTTCAGGGACGTATGTACGAACCAAATACAACATAATCAATATTGGAACAAAACCAATGATTGTGTATTGGACAATATTTAAGAGAACTCCTTGTTGCTGTTCGTCTAAACGAAAGACATGGTCAACAAATGAACTGCCTCGCTTTGAACCTTCTTTGACTGTTTCTTCAAATGCCTCCATTATTGAGTATATATAATGAGAATAATATTATTTATCCTATAATCGTATTAAACACATTCAACCTTTATAGGTTATAAACATGATTCGTAACTTTGCTCGTATCAATAGTATTCCGCATTACCGGGTTGAATTTTCGAGTGATGATAAAGATACAACATCCAAAACAGATTCAAATCCGAATGTTACAAATACTACAGAACCTACCTCCCAAATACCAGTTATTTCACAAGTATCGAATACCCCAACAATTATTCCGGCATTGACTGCACCAACTCTACTGCCAGCATTAGTTCCAATGCCTACATCCACATCGTTTATCAATCCTCATGAGGAATATCAATACCTAAATCTAATTCATGAAATTATGCAACAAAATCAGAAACACACGAGTCGAAATGGTGACACAATATCTGTTTTTGGTGCGGCCATGGTTTTCTCATTAGAACAAGGAGTCATACCAATTCTCACTACAAAACAGATGGCGTGGAAGACGTGTCTTAAAGAATTGCTTTGGTTCATTCAAGGGCAAACAGATAACCAACTACTTCAAAGTGTCGGTGTTCATATATGGGACGGTAATGCATCACGAGATTTTCTTGACTCACGTGGACTACGGCAAAATGCCGAAGGTGATCTTGGACCGATTTATGGTCATCAGTGGCGCCATTTTAACGCGAAATATCATAACCACGAGACCGATTATACGGGTCAAGGTGTGGATCAATTGGATTATATTATTAAATGTTTGAAAGACCCGATTGAGAGATTTTCGCGCAGGTTAGTCATGTCAGCATGGAATCCATGTCAACTTGACGAGATGGCTCTTCCACCATGTCATGTATTGTGTCAATTCAACGTCGACAACCAGAATCGACTTTCATGCGCATTATACCAGCGAAGCGGAGACGTAGGTTTAGGCGTTCCTTTCAATATTGCATCCTATAGCTTCTTGACACATCTTCTCGCTAAACACTGTGGTCTAGTTCCTCATGAATTTGTGCATTATTTAGGGAATACGCATATATACGATGATCATATTGATACATTGAAACTACAATTATTGCGTCGTCCATTTCCGTTTCCGCGAGTTGAAATCTCGGTTTTGAGAGAAAATATAAATGATTACAAGTTTGATGACTTTAAAATACTGAAATATCAAAGCTACGATTCGATACCAATGAAAATGCGAAAATAATATAGAATTAATGTGTTATTACATGTTATAAATCTTGATATACATATTATTTACACGATAAGATGAGTGGTAGTGCGGCATTATCAGCAGCAAGAAAGCGTAGAGCATCAACTACACCTCCAGTAGCAAGTAATGGTGCACCAATGTCTTATTATAGTAGAGGACAACCATCCGTGACTGCACAAGTTCCGGTTTCTATTCCCCATATTGGTTCCGGTCCTGGAGTATCTGGTTCTTCTTATGGAAATGAACAAGCAAGGTTTGCGCCACAAATAATGCCAAATGGATTTCCTCCACAACCTATGAATATTTATCAAAATATAGAATTGATTAAACAACAATTGGCAGAACGAACCAAACTGATACAAATGCAAGGAAGTTCAATGTCTCCTGAAAATTTGAAAATTCTACACAGACAGAATGAAATACAGACACAGATTCTTAAACAAAAGATAGCGAGTTTAAAACAGATAGAAGCAATGAATCAAGGACAAGGAACGGGAAGTTATGGAAATAGTGTAAATGTAATGATTCCAACCATTTCAGAACCGGAATTTATTTATGAAAAAGGTATTCCACAAAAAAATCCAAAGTATGTTTCGGTCGGAAATGCAAATCAACCACAACGAATGCAAATAATACAGAATCCGAATACAATCGATGAATTGAATATTACACCCTATGTAACAATGATATCTGACACTGGAGTAATTCCACCACCAATAGTCATTATAAAGTCTCATGATGTTAAACTTCAAGAACATAATCATGTTCTTCATGAACTTATTCGGAAGTTCAGAGAATTACAATCAACAGTCTCTAACCAAACACAAGAAACAACTTCAAATCGAAACCATGTTACATTTAGTGATAATGTCGATATTACAAAGGATAACGTTGAGGGTGATGCACAATCAGACGAAGGAGATGAAGAAGAAGAGTTGCTAATGGATGTTGTCATGAATGACTTGACAAACAGTCGCGAATTTGTAGAAGGTATCGTGAATAAGATAGTTACTGAGACCAATCTCTCAGAAGTGATCATGAAAATCGAACCATTGGTGAAAGAAAATCAAGAACTTCGTTCTCTTATACATTCGCAACAACAAATGATGAATGAGATGAATACGATGTTGCTTCGATTATTGAATCAAAACACCGCGTCATCTCCAAAACAGGAGACATTTCAAGATACCGGGTTGGATGGAGATGGATTATATCAGTCTGAAATGACTGAAATTATACTGACTCATGCAGCAAATATTGTTTCGGGTGCAACTACTGAAGAAAGCATTTCATCTAAGGAACCGGAACCGGAACCGGAACCGGAACCGTCAACACTACAAACTCTAAAAGACGAACCTAATGATGCTGATAAAAATAATAACGATAATAATGAAGACTATACACCCATACCTCCAGACGATGAATATTTGCTAGATGGTATTCATGAACCAGTTTCCTTGATTGTAAATGATATTCAATAATTGTTCGTAAAAGCAAAGAAGTATAAATATGAATATGTAATAGTATTCATATTTACAATGCTAATTGAATCTATTTTAATTTTCTGTATTGTTTTATTCTTATATTTACATATCCTTTTTCATTTGAAGCGAAGCAATGATTTAGAAGTCTATGAGATAGACCAACCATCAAAACAACGTTTAGAAGAAGTGTGTGATATACGACAGCCTACAACATTTGAATATTATAATGAGCAAATATTATCACAATTATCTTATCAAGCAATTCATACGAGTTACCGTGCATTTGATATCAATATTCGTGATGTGTCTAAAATGCCATTGTCAAATGCCACAAATAACGATGATACAAAACCCCATCAAAAAGAATACGATAATGAGTTTGTCTTGTATATTCCAGTGCCACTAAAAATTGCACACGAAGTCCTGAAAAATGATACGGAAATGAAGTATATTAGTGAAAACAATGGAGATTTTATAGAAGAAACCGGTTTGATTAAAACATTTCAGTTAAACGACGATTTTTTTCGTCCATATATGGTTTCAAAATGCATGTATGATATATTCATGGCATCAACAAATACAGTGACACCTCTTCGTTATGATATGAATTATCGTAATTATCTTCTTGTCACGCAAGGGAGCATTCGTGTTATGCTGATCCCGCCAAAAGATACACGATATTTGTATCCAATTACTGACTATGACATATTTGAATTTAGGTCCCCTGTGAACCCATGGAAAGTGCAACCAAAGTATCAGGATGATTTTGATAAAATTAAAACACTTGAGGTTGAATTATACCAAGGATTCGCCATGTTCATTCCTGCATATTGGTGGTATAGCATTAAGTTCGTTGGAACAGAAACGAGTGTATGTTCTTTCAAATACCGTACATATATGAGCACTCTATCAATTGCACCGCAGATTGCTATGAGCACACTTCAACATATGAATACGAAACGTGATACACTCGAGAAAAGAGTCATTGGAAAACAAGAGTTTCAACAAAAAACAAGTTTGAATATTACTACCACAAGTAATACGAAGAACCAACCAACCATTAACACAAACATTATAACAGCGTCTGTGCCGACAGAATTTACACCATCTATCGAAGAACAGTATTTACCAAAATCACTTCGCGGAAATAATAGTAATCCTTATAAAATTATGAACGCAATGACAGAATCAATGAACAATAAAAGTGGAGGTGATGTTACGAATATACCAAAACCAGATGATGCTCATGTTCCAAGCACGGTTGCTGCAGCAACGACAATAGCTAATGCATCTTCGACTTCTACATCCGATTCTGTTGTATCTTTTACAACATCAAATGATTCAGTTACATTACTTGCATCGACACCTGTTGCTGAATATGCATCTACACAAAAAGAGGTGACATTGCCAAGCAATGCTACTGTAAATAGCATCAATATATAGTTTATTAGTTATTGGTCCATCGCTTCTAATAAGTCACATACATTGTGAATTGTTATACTTTCTTCAGAAAGTATTTTTGAAAATAGGTCATGTAATTTAGTATCAGCAATAACGTCTAAAATCAATGTGGACACATAACCATCTTTTGTAAAAAAGTAATCGGGATATTTATGGTAATAACTGTAAAAATCACGATAGATATACATAGTAATAAAAATAATTCCTAGAGACCACACATCATGCTTTAACTGTTGTCGTTTCCAGTTGTATTTACTTGTTCTATTGGTGTCACGTATGTTTTTGAATTCAGGATGACAATATGGGATTGTTCCGCCAGTGCCAAATCCTTCATTGTTAGTTCCAGATAACCCAAAATCAATAAGATATACAGTGAAATTTTTACATTTTATCGTATTGTAAAGGTTAAAATTATCATCTTCGCGAATAAGAATATTATCCGGTTTAATGTCTCCGTGAACCACATTTACATCATGTAATTCACGTATAAGTTTTGCGCATTTTAAAAATAAATGAATAAAAAAAGAATACTGTATATTTGAAAATTGGTTGTAAATGCTATTGCAAATATTATCTTTTACCCAATGATATAATTGTTCTGTATTTTTTGCATAGTGTTGTATACTAAATGAAATTGAGTTTTGTCGCATGATATGATAATAACGTTTACCATCAAAAGACATCATATTTATTTTATCTTCATTGTCTTCATCATCATAATATTTACAGTCACATAATTTAGTATTACATTCGCATATATCATTTTGTGCATTTCTTTTGATATTTATATATGTCAAAAATGGTATTACAATATTATCACACAATGAATCTTTTTTTTTTAATCCAAGAATAACGTCATTTTCATTGATAAAACTGTAAGGTGAATCATCAATGCGAATAATATAGTCATTAAAACGAAATACGCCTAATGAATGATTTTCATTGAATCCGCGATATTTCTTCTTTTCTTCAAAGAAATCACAATAACAGTTAAGCGAAATCATAATATATAAAATTTTTAGTTTGATTTTGAATAATTCGTTTATATTTGGTATTTTTTCGATGAGTTCTTCAAATCGAGATTCTAATTTTATATTTTCTATATCAATGCAACGTGTTTTCATATGATACAATAATGTCTGTAGTTCATAGTCATTGTATATAAGTGGTTCTTCATATTGTTTACCAAACAATAATTTTATTCTAGTAGACTCTAACTGTGATTGTTGCTCAGGTGTCGTATGTATAGGTAAATTTTCATTTGTATCTGTTGATGAGTCAGAATCGCTCGTGTTGACATATATATCAGAACCCATAACTACTTGATAATGTCGTGTTCGTTTTAAAAGTTTTTTTCTAGTTAATTTTTCACGTATTTTATTTTTTATGTTGGAAAAGAATGATAACATATATAGATTGTTATACTTTTATGTCTATATATGTTATTATTAGATGAATATCACAATAATACATATTACCCAAACGTGTTTTCTTGGCAATAAGTGATATATAAAAACCCATCAGTGTCTTTATTATTATCGTACACCTGTCCGATAACGGATGTGATTGGATATAACTTGTTGTTGATAAACAAAAACAACGCTTTTTCGGCTGGAAAACGAATACGTTTACGTATGATTTGTTGCAATTGTAGTAATGTAAAATCTCTCGGAGTGATATATTTTGACTTGTCAATCGGATAAATATCACGATCATTCTTAGATGCTTGAATGATAAGAGGAACACGATCGGGATACTTTTCAAGAATAAGTTGTGACTTTTTTAAACGTTCTAAATGGTCATTTGAAGCAAATAAACTAGTTGTTACGGTGTCAATATTCTTTTTCATTGTCGAGTCTGTAACTGTTCCTGAATATAAAGTTTGCGGGACGGAATAAGATATTGACATTGTGTGGTAGTTGAATATAAATGATGTAATTTTATTTCTATATTACAATAGCGAAAAGAAAATGAATTAGATAAGCATGTAATAAAAGTAATTTAATAAAATATAAATTGAATTTGATTCACTGTGTTTTATCTTATTGTAATAGATACTCGATGCAAACAAGTTTGTCACATGATATTCGTAAATATACGACTGTAGTAAAAAAATTGTCTGACGAAGATACAGTTCATCTTCCGACTTCACAGGATTCTACTATATTACCATCATTTACTCCAAGTGATAGTAATGTAATGGATAACAACTCATTTCAAGAGCAGATGTCTGAAGAACAAAAACTGGCATTTGAGAAATATAAGTCAGGTCAAAATGTATTTATAACTGGACCTGGTGGCACAGGAAAGTCAGCGTTGATTCGAGAGATATACAAATATGCAAGAAAACGCGAACATAATATTCAGGTGTGTGCACTTACTGGATGTGCTGCAGTCATGTTAGAATGCAAGGCAAAGACAATTCACTCATGGGCTGGTATTGGACTTGCAAATGGTGATATCGATACTATTGTTCATCGTGTGGATAAGAATTTCTTCAAAAAAAAAGATTGGCGAAAAACACGCACACTCATTGTTGATGAAGTGAGTATGATGTCGAAACGTTTATTCGATGTTCTTGACATTGTTGGTAAAACCGTTCGAAACTGTCATTCGCGGCCATTTGGTGGAATCCAACTCATCTTTTGTGGCGATTTCTACCAACTCCCGCCAGTGGGTATAAATACTGAAGATCCCGACAATTCGCGGTTTTGTTTTGAAAGTGATAGTTGGTTCAATACATTTCCAAAAGAGAATCATATTCATCTAAAGCAAATTTTTCGACAAACTGATCCTGTGTACTGTCAAATTCTAAATCAGGTGCGCGAAGGTCGTATCACACGAAAGACCGATGCAATACTTCGGTCACGCATAGGGGTTTTATTGCCGGATGTATCTGAAGATGGAACACCGCAGACCAAACCGACGATTTTATACGCAACTCGTTCGCGAGTAGATGAAATAAATCGACTTGAAATGGAGAAATTGGATATTTTGGATCCGGATAGCCCGACGTATAGCTATGAATTAAAATATATAACTGATTTGCCATTGTCAGATAAAGAACGACAGTTACGAAGTGCACAGAGTAAGGAACGGATTATGGCGGAACTTCATATATTGAAGAATAGTATATTATGTGATACTGTTGTACAATTAAGAGTAGGTGCTCAAGTGATGTGTGTTGTAAATATGGAAGAGTCGGTGACGACATCCGCGACTCCGATATGCAATGGTAGTCAAGGTGTAATTGTGCGAATGGCGGAGAATCCTTCAGGAAATACACCACCATTACCAGTGGTTCGATTTAATAATGGATTGGAAATGACAGTGAATTATCATACTTGGTTAAGTGAAAATATACCGGGAATTGGTGTATCACAAATCCCTCTTATATTGTCATGGGCAATCACGATTCATAAAAGTCAGGGTGCAACACTAGAACGTTGTATTATTGACATTGGTTCGGGGATATTTGAAGCAGGACAAAGTTATGTAGCACTGTCCCGGATAAAATCATTAGAAGGAATGAGTATAATGAGCTATGATGTTACAAAAATTCTTGTCAATAAGCGCGTGAAAGCATTCTACGAAAAGAAATGAGAAAGAGAGAGAAGAGAAAGAAAGGTAGAGAAAAGAAAAAAATTG